CTGAGTTTTAGAAGATGATACAGTTGGTTAAACTGCAGCACCTGTGTGTCAAAAATGCTGCTTTGCAAGCGTTATAAGAAAAAGTGACAAACCGATTCTTATCCGTAATCAGTACAAAGCCCCCTCTCTGTTCTCCTTGGAGTAATATCTACAATTGGGGTGAAAAGACAAAATTATAGAAGAATTGAGTCCAATTAAAAATCGAACTCTAACTCCTCTAGTGAGACACCCAACGATTCTGCAAACAATTTCACATTCTTGTTAACATAATCATCAGAATAATCGGGTTTCAAAATTTGGGTCATTTCATCGTAAGGAATGAAATTAATGACACCCCTCAAATCTTCATTCAGTTCAACTATATTACGCAATTTTTGGCTAAACTCCTCGTAAGCCTCGCGCCCATACAGGTACTTGTCACGAAGAGCACCATCTGTATATGCTCCAAATTGTTCTGAAAAAGATAAAGGTGTATCATTCGGTTTCTTAACCCAATGAAACCTTTTCAATATGGAATCCTCCTCAATGGGTGCAACAATGATGTCAAGAGTTTCATGCTTCACAAATCCTCGTTTTAGAAATGAAATTTCTTCAATTCCAATATAAGGTCGTGATGCAGCCCCCTTATCTGCCATTGTGTACCCAATATCCAACTTCTCAAATTCCTTTTGACAGGCGGTATGTGTATACCATGAACAATGTCTCTTTACGGACATAGCATTGTCATCACCATATGTTCCCAATCGGATATTCTCAGCGAACTTTTCCTTAATATTGGGCATCATAGCATAGTATACATATCGCATCATAATGGAATTACAAATACTATTCAATTGAACAGTAATGAGATTCCCTGAAGGATTTCCATTAGCGAAACGGTACAGGTCTCCATCGAAAATAATATTGGGATGAACAATATCTGATAATGCGCCTTCAATCAGACGTATTTCTTCTTCTGTACAACCAACTTCTCGATACCATGAGACCATTATTTTCGCAGCAGCAGCTGTTATCTGAGCCGCCATTCTCGTATCGAAACCAGAAAAGTCTCCAGCAATCATATTCTTTGTACTGTACTCTGTCAAATAGGTATGAAATTCATTCCATTCTTTCGACAATGGATTAATTCCAACCAAACATTCAGTTATTTTCCAGTGTTTTTTCATGATTTGTGGAATCCCCGCTAACGCTCTACGGGATGCAACAAAATTAGCAAAAGGACTTGCATAAAACTTCCTTACTTTTTCTATTGCTTTCTCTTCTGGTAACAATTCGTTGACCTTACTACTGGCTTTATATATCGCCTCGGAGCGGAGGTTATTACGCCAACACTCCAAAATGCGATCAATCTCACTTTGAATATCGAAATTTTCATTGAACTCGCGTGGTACTTGGACAAGTGTTTCATCCATAATATCTCGCTTTAAGCAATGTTTCTTCGATTTCTGAATGGGAAAACCAGCAGATGTGTCATTTGGTAATCCACCTAGACCAAATTTTCCAATTCCATCCATAGCCTCTTCTTGAGAATAAATTCTCAATATCTCCGCGGCTTCAGGGTCTGAACGAATAGCATTAAGGGTGTGTTCTTGATAATCAGCAATAGCCAATTTCAAGATGTTCCCCTCGTAATGCTGTACAGGATTCGTTAACTTATTTAAAGTCTTCATCCCTTTTGCTACATCATTGGGCTTGGTAGGTGGTCGGTGTTTGCGTTCTCCTAGATTTTCCTCGATACCTTTGAAAGGTGTGTGCATATACGGAGTTCTTGCACGATTCTCGAGGGGTTGTCCATCTTTCAACACTTTACCAAGGTACGATACAACCGTCTTCTCCTTAGTACCATCTTCACGCAAATAAAGTGGTTTGTCATTTGTTAAAGTGTACGGTAGATCATAAGTGTCTACTGATACTTCATTGGCAGAATGGACGACAAGACTAGGACTTGTCTTTTTCAATTCCGAAAGTGCCGTTTTGATGTGTGATTGTAATACACATGTACTCCAACCCTGATGGGTATTTGGAATACCTGCGACGTGGAATCCATAGATAATACCTAAATTGGCATCAACCAATAGACCTCCACATAAACCACCAAAACCGCGAAATTCAGTTTGATACGAAAGACCTTCACCTTCAGAAATCTCTAAAACGGTAAATTTGTTCTTCTGTCCCCACAACCAGCCAGGATGTTCAAGAAAACCAGCATATTTAACGCCTGTATGATTAGGGCGTGCTGCTTGTTTGCTGATCTTCACTTCATTCTCAGGAGATTTCCATAACAAAACAGTAGATCTGTTGTAAAATGTAGGATACTCCTCTGGGAAAAATTTCGAATAATCCGAGCTTGCTGGACTAGATGACAAATGAATGAAAGCATGATC